GAAATAATTGTTTATATCAAATGAAAATAATCTTACTACCAGAAGTATTAGTATTACATATTTGTTACTATGTTCCTCTTACAACATTAAAATTAACATGTAAAACTCATTGGGAATCTAATTATAAAAAGATAATATCTAAATCATATAATTCGTACTGTAGATATTTACTTAGAAATGATATGAGTTATGTATTTTTAAATTATTTTAAAGCAAACTATGTGATAATTATGAAAAAAAGAAAAGTTCGATATAAAAAAAATTATTTTGATTCTTATTTTGAAATGATTAAATATTTATCTCTCCATGAATATAATTCTCAACGATGTTTAAAAACAATGAACAACTTTATTAAAAATAATTCTATAGGTAAAAAAAAGTATAAAAAAATGAAAACAAGATTAAATAAATGGAGCAATTAAATTTAAATTTATTACTAAATAGACAAGAAAATGAAAAACAATTAGTAGATTGTCTTAACGTTTTCGAAGCCAATAAAAAAAATGTTTTAACAAAAAGAGGTATGTATATTTATGGTGCGCCTGGAACAGGAAAAACTCATTTTGTTGAAAGAATTCTAAAAAATTTAAATTATGATATAATAAAATTTGACGCAGGAGATGTTAGAAATAAAACCATAGTGGATCAAATTACAAAACATAATATGTCAGATAAAAATGTTTTAAGTTTAATGCAGAAAAAGACAAAAAAAATAGCTATTATTATGGACGAAATAGATGGCATGAATAGCGGAGATAAAGGAGGAATTAATACATTAATAAGGCTTATAAGACCAAAAAAAACTAAAAAACAAAAAAAAGAAGATATAACTATGATTCCTATTATTTGTATAGGAAATTATCATATTGATAAAAAAATAAAAGAAATGCAAAAAGTGTGTGTAACTATAGAATTAAAAAGTCCCACCTTTGAACAAGTAAATAATATATTAAATATAATTATGCCTACTATACAAGATGATTTAAAAAAAAATATTGTGGAATTTATACAAGGCGACTTAAGAAAACTAAAATCCACGTATGATATCTATAAAAATCATCAAAATATTTTAAAAAATCAGTTAATTCAAAACATGTTTCAACAGAAAAACTACAACGAAGACGTAAAAGATATTATAAAACATCTTTTTACTAAAAAATATTCATTAAAACAGCATAGTGAATTAATGAATGAAACAGATAGAACAAGTGTGGGATTACTTTATCATGAAAATATTATAGACATCTTAGAAGAAATACCAAAAAATGAAAGCATACCTTTTTATTATAAATTATTAAATAATATTTGTTTTTCTGATTATATAGATAGAATTACATTTCAAAAGCAGATATGGATATTTAATGAAATGAGCAGTTTAATAAAAACCTTTTATAATAATCATCTTTTTCATTCAGAGTATGGAGAGAAAAATATTAAATTCGATGAAAAAAATATAAGATTTACAAAAGTATTAACAAAATATTCAACAGAATATAACAACAGTTTATTTATACAGGATCTATGTAAGCAACTAAATATGGATATTAAAGATATGTTTAGTTATTTCTTACATTTAAGAAATAAATTTACCATTGATGAAATAATTGATATATTTAATAATGAAAATTATGAAATCAGTAAATTAGATATAAATCGTATTTACAGGTTTTTAGATAAAATTATTGAAAATGAAATAATTATACAGTGAATTGTTCTAATCCACTCACTGTTCTAGGACCATCGAATTCTTTTTTCCCGCCATTACCATCCAACAATAAAATGGAAGGGAATCCCTGTATCTGATATTTATTTAACTCATCTCCGGCTTCAGATCTTTCTACTTTTCTTAATTTCAAATTACCATTATAGCCCTGTACAAATTTTTCCCATTCAGGTGTAAATTTCTTACAGTGACCGCATTCATTCATATGAAAATAAACAAGTTCTTTAGGGTTTCCAAAACTTTCAAACATACCACTAGCAAAATTTGTATAAATAAGCGTATTTACTAAATATCTTACCGCAAAAATTGCTATAATTGCTATTGCCACTTGTACTACAGGATTCATTTTCTGAAACTTCTTTTTCAAAACTTTTAACCAACCAAGCATTATAATAATACTAAAGATAATTTTTTGTATTATTATAGTTTGTTAAAATCACTAAACCTTTGTATAAAAATCTAACATTTCTTTATCTCGTATTAAAAATTTAGGTGTCAAACGGGTTTCTCTTACAAAATTCGGATTTATATTTTTCAATAATCTACGTTTATCAAATGTATTATATTGATGAGCAAAAACTAAAATTGTTTTGATAGGATCCAATTGAATTAAAGGAATTGTATAATTCTTTAAAAAATGTTTTTCTTCTGCCATTTCAGCATCGTCTTCATAACCTGTTTGATCTAACAAACGTCTCCAAAAAGCAAAAGTTCCCGCTGTAGCATGCTGAGGGCCATATGGTCCAAATTGATAAATTTTCTGTAAATCGTTAAAATACATATAAACAATACTGCTTCCTGCTGCTAATGCTTTAGGTTGTGATCTTAATCTATTTACAGCATGATTAACTCTATCTGGTGGATAGTAATCATCGTCGTCCATATAAACGATTATTTCCCCCTTTGATTTCGAATGCATAAAATTTCTTTTTCTTCCTAATTTCATTTTTTTTTCAACTCTAAAATATTTTACACACTCCACGCCTTTAAATAAATCTTCTACCTGATCATCACCATCATCTACTATAATCCATTCCATAAGCTGTTTTGGATAGGTTTGTTTTTGGAAACATTTGATCAATTGTGGTATAAATACTCTTCTATTATATGTAGGAGTACATACACTAACTGTTGGTTTGCCATTAGCAGAAACTACTTTCTTTTTTCTTTTCTTTCCCATTATTCTTATATGTAAAATATCATGTTTATTTTATATGTTTTTAATATTTAATATTTAAAATATTAAATATCAAAAATTAAATATCAAATAATTAAACTGACGCGGCAAAACCTATAGCTGTTAAAAATAACATTGCGGCTGGGACAGCTCCTGAAGCAATCATAGCAGTAGGATGCCAATCCCACACAAAAGAAATACCCAAGAACCAAATAAAAACTATTAGAGCGGCCCAACACAATTTATAACGTTTGCCGTAAGTTCTAAATATTTCCGTTTTAGATGGTTTAAGTCGTAACATAAATAAAGTTAAATAAATACTCACAAACTGAAAAGGCCAAAAGTATTGAGGAAATTGTGCCCATCCAAAAACAATACAGCAAAAAGCTACGATTAACCACCCTATTGAAAAAATATTTTGATTGTTTATTGCTGCCCAAATAATCGCACCTGCGCTTACTACATATTGACCTATAAATAATATTAAATTACATACAGGCATTAACCATGCGAAAATAGCGAAATCCTTTACTTTATCAAATAAACCATCAGGTTGTTTTCTTACTTCATCTCCTATGGCTTCATTTAATGTCTGCATATATTTTACAAAAACACTTCTAATAGTTATAAAAAAAGTAGAAAAATAATTCCCTGTAGAGTTCATTAACCAATTTTCATTTTCACACCACGAATATGGCCAACCCCATTTTCCGGGATCAGTAAAACCCTTTGCTGTATTCAAAGCTTTATCAAACTTCTCTATATTGCCTCCTTTTTGGACCATAGGCTTTCTGTTCTCATCTATGATTTCAAAAACACTTTTACTGTTAGATGGATGGTTTCTAGGATCATTTTTATCGCCCACGCCCTGTCTATAATAAGGAATTTTTTTCGGATCTATAGGGGCGGATAGATTTTTAACAGCACCTGCTGTTGTAGCTACTAAAATAGAATCTAAAAGACCTGCTTGTAAATATATATGTATTAAAACTACTATAGGAACGAATACCACAATTAACCCTGTTATTACTATTTTTTCATTTGTTGTTAGTTTCTTTTTTTCTTTTTTTCCTTTCTTCTTTTTTCTTGATCTTTTTTCTCGCGCTTCTTGTCTTTTTTTTTCTGCTTCTGCTTTTTTCGCGACCGCTTCTTTTTTCCTTTGTCTTTCTTTGGCGGCATATTTCCCATCATCATACATTTTTTCTATTAACGAAGACATATATATATATATAAATTAAATATTAAAATATACTTAAAATTGGCTTAATTATTTATTTATAATGAAGATAATTACAACACCACAGTTGGATTTTCACAACGTTTTGATTCGTCCTAAAAGAACTACTATTTCATCTAGAAGTCAGGTTGATTTAGAAAGAGAATTCACATTTCCTCATTCTACGCTAAAATGGAAGGGTGTCCCTATTATAGCAGCAAACATGGATACTACAGGAACATTCGAAGTATACGATGTTTTATCTAAACACAAGATGATTACGTGTTTACATAAATTTTATACGTCTATAGATTTTAAAAACCGATTACAAGAGGCGTCATTAGATCCTGATTATTTTATGATTTCTACAGGTATTGATGAAAGTCAAATGTCTTCTTTACATGACACTATGAAAATAACGAATGCCAAATGGATATGCGTTGATGTAGCTAATGGTTATATGGAACAAATTATAAGTTATTGTAAAAAAATAAGAGTTTGTTTTCCTGATAAAATTATTATTGCTGGAAACGTAGCTACGAGAGAAATGGTAGAAGCTCTTATTATTAATGGTAAAGTAGATGGTGTTAAAATAGGAATTGGACCAGGAAGCGCATGTTTAACTCGTCTAAAAACGGGCGTAGGTGTACCTCAACTCAGTGCTATTATAGAATGTGCTGATGCTGCGCATGGTTGTGGTGGTTTTATTGTAGGAGACGGAGGAATTACATCTCCGGGAGATATGGCAAAAGCTTTTGGCGGCGGAGCTGATTTTGTTATGTGTGGTGGTATTTTTTCAGGGCATAAAGAAAATCCTGGAGAAATAATAGAAGAAAAAGGCGAAACATATAAATTATTTTATGGAATGAGTAGCCAACATGCTATGGAAAAACATTATGGAACTATGGCCAATTATAGATCTAGTGAGGGTCGTTGTATAAAAGTAAAATATAAGGGTCCGTTGGAAAATACGGTTCTAGATTATTTAGGTGGATTGAGATCAACATGTGCTTATATTAATGCCCATAAAATAAAGCATATAAGCAAATGTGTTACTTTTGTTGTTGTTAGTCAACAATTAAACACACATTTAGTAAAATAAATTATATTATCAAATTATATACACAATGATATTAACTATTTTGGCAATATTAATATTGGGATTTATTGTATTTAATTTTTATACGGATTATAGAAATTGGGCTAATACAGGAAATACTTTTGCCGAGGGCATGGAAAATAATCAGATAGTTTTAAATAAATTTTTTGCTGATAAAACAATAAATCAAGATGTAAAGGGAAGTCAAAAATTATTTGAAACATCTGTAAAAACTATACCTCAAGATATAGGTGATAAAGTAGAATTGGATTACGAATTTAAAGTTAGAGATCAGGGATGGGGTGGCAATACTTATGGAAAAATGGCGATTGTTAATATTACTCAAGATAAAACTACAAATTTAAAAAGCGGCAAAGGCAGAGGGACACAGGTTCATACAGGAGTTGCTGATATTACTGAATATGTTAATCCAGGAGACAGTGTTAAGATGAAATTTTACACTTCTAGATATAGATACGGACATTCAATGTATTGGTTTTATTTTAAAAACCTAAATTTAAAATATACAAAACAAGTGACAACTCCAACAACAACAGGCGGAACAACAACAGGAGGAACAACAACAGCACCAGCACCCGCTGTCACACCACCCGCAGTGACAACACCTGCCGTGACAACACCTGTCGTGACAACACCCGCAGTGACAACACCTGCAGTGACAACACCTGCAGTGACAACACCTGCCGTGACAACACCTGCCGTGACAACACCTGCAGTGACAACACCTGCAGTGACAACACCCGCTGGTGCAACAATAGGAGGAGGAACAGGTGGAGCAACAACAGGTGGTGCACTAACCAGTGGAGCAACAACAGGCGGAGCAACCACAGGTGGAGCACTAACCGCAGGGACACAAAATTCTGATGAAGAAATCCGCAAAGCTTATAGAGAAATTTTAGGACGTGAGCCTGACCCTAGTGGATTTAATCATTATAAAAATTTATTAACAAATGGCATGACTGTTGCGCAAATGAGAACTGATTTTGAAAACAGCGAAGAAGCAACAACAAATGACGAGACAACCAACAATAACATCATACCCGCATCAACGTGGAAATCGGGAGGAACTTGTCCAGTAGGATGTAGCGAACCAATATGCGTAGATGGTAATTGTAAAGACGTTACTGTAAATGGTGCCGTATATAAAGGATGTTTCGGAACGTGTAAAAATTACAATAATGAAGCTGGTTGTAGTTATGACAACCAATGTACAGCAGAAGCATGTGGAATTAAGTATTATGATCAATTTGATAAAACACCATGTAATCAAAACCAACAATGGAATAATTCTATGTGGGGGGCATCAGGACCCGTCCAGGTTGATATGCAGAGCGATATGACTTCTCAACAGAACCAACAGAACCAACAACAACGGCAACAACAACAGAACCAACAACAA